TGTAGTAGTGGAACACGTTTCCCCTAATGCACTAGATAAAGCCACAGCTGCTAACATCTCAGGTAAACTCGAAGGTGATGAGAAGACTGTAGAAGTCTACACACACATCGAGCGTAAGAACGAGTTCTTTAACGTATACCAAGAAGTCAAAGGGACTGTAGTCTCAGGCAGTAAGGGTAGATACAAAAAGGGTTCAGTCCCATTCCTCCCTTTGCGGTTCTCCCGCATTGATGGTGAGGATTATGGACGCGGATTTGTAGAGGAACTTCTAGGTGACTTGCGGTCTCTTGAAGGATTGTCACAGGCAATTGTCGAAGGTGCAGCCGCAGCCGCTAAAGTTCTCTTCATGGTCAACCCTAACGGTACAACCCGTATGCGTACAATCGCACAGGCCGAGAATACAGCTATCATTGAGGGTAATCGTAACGATGTATCAGTCTTGCAAATGGATAAGTTTAATGATTTCCGTGTGGCTTACCAAGCAATGTCGGGAATTGAAGAACGCTTATCACAGCAATTTATGCTTCAATCTTCTGTTCAACGAAACGGAGAGCGAGTTACAGCGGAAGAAATACGATACCTCGCAGGAGAATTAGAGGACACCCTATCGGGTATCTACTCGATCCTGTCACAGGAATTCCAGCTTCCGTATGTTAACCGTAAAATTGATGTGCTGACTAAGGCCAAGAAGCTACCAAAGCTGCCAGACAATGTGGTTAAACCTACAATTGTAACAGGCATGGAAGCACTGGGTCGTGGACATGATTTGCGTAAACTGGACATGTTTATCCAAGGTATGACACAGGCGCTGGGACCAGAGGTTCTTCAGCAATACGTCAACCTACAGGACTACATCAAACGTAGGGCCACCGCTCTCGGTATCGAGACAGAAGGTCTTATCAAATCACAAGAACAAATCGCCCAAGAGCAACAACAGGCTATGCAGATGCAGATGATGCAACAGGCAGCGCCGGGTGTAGCTCAAGAAGGGGCGAAACAATTAGGAAACTCTTATGTTGAAAGCCAAAGACAACAAGGCGGTGGCGAAGGCTAAGGCGAAAGAAGCCGAACCTGAAAAGAAACCACTGGCTGCACCTGCTATTTCTAAAGGTGCGTCAACAATTAAACGGATTGACCACTAAGTATGGCAGAAAGCATCACAATCACAGAAGACGATACTGGCCCAGAAGCACCTGTTGCGGAGGATAACCAATCTGAACGTCCAGAATGGTTGCCAGAAAAGTTCAGTTCTCCTGAAGACCTAGCGAAATCTTACAGTGAACTCGAGAAGAAACTATCAGGATCGACAGACCAAGCCGCAGAGCCATCTGATACGGATGGAGAGCCGCAAGGTCAGTCTGAACCTGTAAGCTTCGAGAAGTTCTCTGAAGAGTTCGCTAGCTCTGGGGAGTTGAGCGCCGATAGCTTCACAGAATTAGAGAACATGGGTTACCCCCGAGAGATGGTGGAAACCTACATCAACGGTATGAACGCTTCACAAACCGCAGACGCCGCAGAAGTTATGGGCGTTGTAGGTGGAGAAGAGGGATACAAAGAGTTGACAGAGTGGGCCAAAGGCTCTCTCGATATAAAAGAATTAGAACTCTACAACCAGATGGTTGGGACAAGTACAGATAATGCAAAGATGGCAGTCGAATGGCTGGTGTCTAAGCGAGAAGCACTGGAAGGCTCTGAGCCTACCTTGCTCTCCGGTAAGGCATCTGCACCTGCCAAAGATGAGTTCCGCAGCACAGCGGAAGTTGTAGCTGCAATGAAAGACCCCCGATACGGCAAGGATTCCGCATACACTAAGGATGTGGAAGGTAAGCTAGGGCGGTCATCGGTATTTTAAAAGTACCTCTGGCGGGGCGTCAGGTATCAACTGCGTCCCGTCAATTCCTATGAGAGAATAACTAGCACACCTCTTTAGGTGGCTGAGACTATCGATAATGAACGACTAGGCCGGATGCGTCCGACAACCCTGACAAGTAATGAGCGACAGTCATTCTCAATCTAAAATATTTTTCCATAGGATAAGAAAATGGCAAACGTAACTCCATCCCGTCTAGGTGTTGTCAATAAGGCGACCCCAACGGATTTCGCATCAGAGAACAACCTGTTCCTGAAAGTCTTTGCTGGTGAAGTTCTCACCGCATTTGACGAAACAAACGTAATGAAAGACCTGCACACTTCCCGTACCATCGCGTCCGGTAAGTCAGCATCTTTCCCAGTGACCGGTAAAGCCAACGCTGCTTACCACACTGTAGGTACTCCATTGCTGGGTACACAGAAAATTGCTCACAATGAAGTCGTTATCAACATCGATGACGTACTGATTGCTGACACATTTATTGCTAACATCGACGAAGCCAAGAACCACTACGATGTGCGCGCTGAGTACAGCCGCCTCTTGGGTATGGCTTTGGCTAAAGAATTTGACACACGCACAATGCGCGTAGGTCTCTTGGGTGCGCGTTCAGCTGCAACCATTTCCGGCGGTAACGGCGGTACAACTTTGGTATCTGCAAACGCTGGTACATCTGGCGCGGCTATGGCCGCTGCTATCTTTGACGCTGCGAAAGCAATGGATGAGAAAGACGTTCCAGAGAACGAGCGTGTAGCTATCGTATCTCCTGCACAGTACTACAACTTGGTCCAAGAGACTTCTGTAATCAACCGTGATTGGGGTGGAGCCGGTGTATACGCCGAGGGTACAGTTCTGAAAGTTGCTGGCATCGAGATTGTTAAATCTAACAACTTGCCAACAGCTAACGTAGCTGCCGTTTCTGGTGAGAACAACACCTACTCAGGTGACTTCTCCAACACAGTAGCTCTGGTTATGCAGAAGCAGGCTATCGGTACAGTTAAATTGATGGACCTCGCAGTAGAGCGTACATCTGGTGACTTCGAAGTCATGTACCAAGGTACACTCATGGCTGCTAAGTACGCAATGGGCCACGGTGTCCTGCGTCCTGAGTGCGCGGTAGAAATCGCCACAGCTTA